TTGTTCATAAGGTGGAGCACTTTCAGGATTTTGAATTTATTCAATTTTTTCCTTTCTCCAAAATCTCTCCAAAACGTTTCCCCAAAACTAGGCCACGCATTTTACAACACTTTTTTCCTGAGATGGTGACGGATATTCCATATGGTGTTTGTCAAATAACCAGCTTAACCCATTCCTGACCTCGAGTATCGTTATAGCGATCGGTGGTTGCCTGGACTTTATGTCCTAGTAATGTTTTTGTATCGATACCCTGTGCACGGTACAGCCGTTCTGATAGAGAGCGTTGTTCATGAAATGTTGGCGGAGTTTTTCCTGCTGGTGGAATTATCCCAGCCAGATCCCGTGCTTTGGCAAAGTAGTCGCTCAGGTTGTCTTTACTCATCGGCTTCGGTTGTTTCTGGTGCCGACTATGGATTAGATATGGACTTAATATTCTGTCTCGGCACCCATCAATAACTTCTTTTAACGTTATCCCAATGGCATCACAGCGTAGTGTAAGCGGTAACGCCAGACGCATTCCGGTTTTTCCCTGGGTGATATGCAAGTGTTCGTTCCACACATCTGAAAAACGCATGTGGCAAATGTCATCACGGCGCTGACCAGTAACAATCGCAAGAAGCATTGCGTTACGGATAAAGTGTTTTTCAGGCGTTGCATTGTAAATTTTTTGCCAGTCTTCCATGGTGAGCCTGGCTCTGGTTACTTTAGGGATCGGTTTACGGGTAGCCTCCGGAGGATTCCATCCAGGAGGAACTTCCCCTGCATGCTGTGCTTCTTTATAAATATCAACCCATAATCCACGATTTACTCTCGCTGTGCTGACCATGTCTTTATCCAGCCACTCATCCAGTATTAATGCAAAGTCTCTTACTTCCAGTTCTTTCAATGGGTGGTTTCCCAGACGGGAAACCAGGTATGCAGCCATTCGAGTTTTTTCTTTGTGAGTTGTAGCTGCAATATCTCCATTTTTCAGTCGCGTGTCCTGTATTTTCAGATATCGATCAACCCATGCCTTTAATCTGATACCCCGACGTTTTGTTGCTGACGGACTTTCATCAATTTTGCGCATGAAATATTCAGCTTCTGCTGCAGCTATTCGCTGATTGGCTGTGGAAGCGATTTTTTCTGCCTTACCTTTGTCTGTTCCGAGTCCGTGAAATTTTCCAGTCACAGGATTTTTATACTGGTAGTAAACTCTGCCAGTTCTGCGATCAAACTTTTCGTAAAGACCGGCTACGTCAGTGCTGTTTTTTCGTGGCCTCGGTGACATGAGTTAAAATCTCCTTCAGTGCATCATCATCGCCAGTATGAATTTCCGGCGCAATTCCCGTTTCACCAGGCCCAACAAATACTGCTCGGCGATCTATCAGCCAACGCCCACGAATTTTTTGTGGTCTTGGAACGATGTATCCTAGTTTTCCGTATTTCACCAGGGTAGTGTTTGTTATTGGGAGACTGAACCGTTTTGGTTTCCACTCGTCGAGCGTTATCAGGTACTGTTCGCTCATGGCTATCACTCCGGAACGCGCCAGTTGCAGAATATCAACGACAACTGGCGACGGTTGAACATTAAAAATCAGCCTGACTCGGGATCAGTTTTTGCCAGATAGCTGAAACGTATTTTGCCTGGTAACGGGCGTCATCAAGTGCATTATGGCGCTCACCTTCGAATGGAATAGCCGTTCTGGCATCGAAGTCTATGGCTTTCCCCAGCTCAACGATTGTGCGTACATCGCGATCGTTGTAGTAACGCCACGGGCAGGGGATCCCCTGCCGTTCGTATGAACGGCGCAAAATCGTGTTGTCGAAGTTGGCTCCATTTCCCCAGACCTGAACAAAAAATTCACCGGAGTTTTCGTCGATAAATTCCCGCAATTGTAACAGTGCATCATCTAACGGGATTTCATCGGTCATAATGGCAGATTGCGCTTCGCGTGATTGCTTAAGCCACCATTTAATGGTGTCCCGATCAATGACCCCGCCAGCAGTTTCCAGATCGATAGTCTTACTAAATTCCGGTCCCATATCTCCGGTTTGCGGATCGAAAAATATTGCACCTATTGAGATGATCGGGGCATCAGGATTTTTTCCCATGGTTTCAAGGTCGATCATTAGATGGTCACACGTCCTGCTGGTGGATGTGATTTCTTGATGACCGTTCACCTTAATTGAGTGATCTGCCGTCTCGCCAGTTTCATTATCGCTATCGTGATGCTGATTGCCGCCAGTGTTCTCCTTGTGTGGATGTTCAGCGCCTTCCATTTCCTCCGGATCATCTTCCTGAACTTCAGGCTGATACTCTTCATCGAATGTTTCCTGGTATGTTGCGTCGCCCATTACCGCGCCACAATCAGGGCAGTTGCCGCCGCCGGTCTGACCGCAGGCGGTGCAGACTTTTTCCACTTCCTGTTGCGCCACTGATTCAGGCTGTTTCGTTTCTGGCTCGTTTTGTAACGCATTTGGGCTGTTTTGTTCCGCTTTCTGGTCGTTCTGTTCCGTTTCTTGCTGGTTCTGGTTCACAGAATCGCGGGTCTGGTTCCCCTTAACCCATTTCGGATCATTCGGGTCGCTAATCCCTTCAACAAATTCACCACGTGATACTGCAAGCAGTTCATCGGCGTCAGGCTGGCTGATATTGGCTGCCTGCATAATTTTGTTTACTTCGTCAGCGGTAACTTTTACCGGCTCTGGTTGTGCGGTCGTGTCAGATGCACCAGTATTTTGTTGTGAACCTGAGTATGTACCGTTTTTACGTGCGAAGTATTCCTCTTTTGTGATTTCCGTAGCTCCCAGGGCCAGTGCTTTTTCCAGACCAGAAAGTTTGTTTGCGCGACCGTATTTTTCGCCGTCCTTATCGGTGAAAAGGAAGTAGAACGGTCCCTCACGCTCTACAGATGGTTCGTCTTCCACTTCGCATTCGGTTTTTTCGTTGTCCGGCATTGCCGTTTCCACTGCATCAGTTTCTGGTACTGGTGACGGGAGAGTACCAGCTGTGCCCTGATTTGTTCCTTCGTCATCTTCAAACACGCCCTTGGTAGTCAGGTATTCAGTGATGTATTTGTTCAGTGCTACGGGATCTTTGTGAATGTCGATCGGACGTTCACGGACAAGGCCAAAAATAGTCTGGCGGTCGTAGCGAAGGGCATCAGGCTGTTTGCGCATTGATGCCGAGATACGCTTCCAGTCTTCGCGGTCGTTGTCGATAACTTCATTTTTTGCCCAGCGATGGATGCTGCCGTCAATGTTTCCGGCATCCACATCATCAGGCCAGAGAGCGTAGGCCAGTTCGTCATCCAGTGTTTTCCATGTCTGCTTGTATTCGCGATGAATGGCAGCAATGACCGGGCTGATTTTTCCTGTTGAATTTTCACTGTGCTGTTGATTGGTTCTGGCGCGGGCGAGATCAACAACAGACGTGTATTTTCCGGTTTCCTTGCGTTCACCTTCGCGACGTTTTTTCCAGATGCGCATCTCTGCCTGAATTTCGGGCCATTTGGCACCAGGCTTACATTTATGCTTAACCCACCCGATGGCATGCAGCTTAAGCTCCGGATACATGGCGTTAACTTCTGGCATTTTCATCAACGCTTCAACGATATGTCCGTCGAATGTTGCCATGTCTTCCTGCAACAATTCCTGTGCGCTAATAACCATATCAACGGTGATGTTTTCACATGTGTCGAACTTAACCAGGACCGCGTTCTGTACTTCAAGGGACAGCTTGTCAAAATTGACGTTCATCGGATCGGATTCTGATTCGACCGGAATAAAGGAAGCGGATTCCTCATCCCAGCGGTTTTCCTGCATATATTCAGCATCCCAGGAATCGAGGGCAGGGCGGGGTATACCGGGTTTATCCTCGCAGACAAGAAATTTATAAGCGCAGTCCTGAGCAGCCGGATAATGTTCCAGGAATTGCCAGTGAAATTTTGCGCGGGCGCGACGTTCATCACCGGCTTCAATGGCAGTGGCTACAGCGACGGCACCTTCTTCCTTTATTGCCTGTTCGTCCGGAATGGCGGCGCAAATAAAGACTTTACTCATTTTGTTTTAACCTCATTACAGATTTCAGGGTGAACGAATCCCTGCCATTGCTGGCATTTTTAATCCGTTGGTATGGCGTTAATATGGCTGGCGGGTTATCCAGCCGGTATTTCGTTATTCAGGTTCAGCGATACTTTTTTTAACGGGAGGCATTCACCGGGG